CGGCTCCGGCGCGCTGCGCGGCCGCCCAAACACGGGCAAAGCCGCCTTGGCGTTCCAGCTCACGGATGCGTCGATTGAACTCCTCGGGATTGTGGACCTTGGCGCGGGCAGCAGTGTCGAACTCGCGTAACGGCGCCGGCTCATAGCCAGCATCAAGCAAGCCCTTCTTATTCCCGCTGGCGTTCGCAGCCTTCCCGAGGTTCCCGGAGAGTGTCGCAATGCGCTCCACGTTCTCCCAATGGTCCCACTGGATGCGCTGCATCATCGCCTTCATCCCGGCCATATGGGTCTGGAAATAGACCCGGTCGGCAACGGCCTGCTCCAGATGGAGGTCAAAGGCTTCGTCGACCATCCCCGCGCGCTTCATGGCGAACATGGCGTAACGTGGGGCGATGTGGTTTCGGAAAAGGTCGTGAGAGATGAAGCCAGCCACGTTGAACATCGCGGTGGCAGGTGAGAGGAGGTTCGATTGCACGAACGAGACCATCGAACGCTGCATCCGCATGAACTTGCTGACGGTCTTCACGTCATCGACGTTGTTCAGGGTGTTCAGGAGCTCGTCGATGTCCCGCGTGGTGCGGGCTCGCTTCAACATGGTCGCGAGGGTGGTGTCATCCATCTCATCCAGAGCTGCGCGGACGCGCGCCTGAATGGCCTTGCTGTCTTCGATCTGCTCCGCGCCGTCGACAACCTCGTCGACCCCGAGCTTCGATTTCATCCGCAGGGAGCCGAGAGCTCGGCCGACCTGTGACTTGATGTAGTTCGAGCGCGAGGTGAGCGAGATGGCTTCGGCGATGGTGGACGCAAGCTGCTCCTTGGCTTCTGCGTCGCCCTTCTGAACGAGAGGCAGGAAGACCGAGCGGGCCTTGGCGAACTGGACCGAGGCGAGCATGGCGACGTGATCTGCCACGCGGGCGTCCATCACAATCTTGCCAGCCCGGTCGGCTGCGCCGTCGATGTCATCCTCTGTGAGGATGCGGCCGAACCGTTTGCGGAACTCGTCCTCAATCGAACCGAACGACCTCTGACCGGCTCCCGCCTTCTCCAGAATGGCCGTCGTGGCTTCTTCAAGGAGAACTGCGGCGCGGTGCGCGGTGTCCGCATCGACGCCGGTGTCGGAAACGTCGATGCCGAGGAGCGAGCGGTAGTGAGGATCGTCGACGACCGTGCCAAGGGCTTCGGCCTTCTCAAGACGCTTGGCGAGGAGGATGGCCTCCTGCGTCGTCATCTTTGCCACACGTTGCGCGATGACCCCACGGGCCTTGCCCATGTCCCCGGTTAGTTCCCGGATCGACAGGACAGCGCCGTCTTCGACGACGTCGTCGGCTGCGCCAGTGATGATGTTGCGAACCTGCGGCTGTTGGACAGGGGTGCCCTTCTTGGCTCCCTTGGCTCCCACAACGGTCGCTGCGTCAGCAAGGTCGCCAGCCACGGAGGGCTCTGCACGTCGCAGGACGACGTCAGGCGAGAACTGGTCGAGGACCTTCTGCGGACGCCCGTGACGGATCGCGAGGCCGAGCTTCTTTGCTCCGCCGACCGCACCGGCCACTGCTGCGGAACCGAGAGGGACGATAGCTGCCCCGAGGGTGTATCCGAACACACCGCCCAAGGCGCCGCCAGCGGCTGCACCCTTCACGCGGTCGAACAGGTCCCCGTCGGCCGAGCCTGCTCCATAGAGAGCCCCCTGCACCGCGCCAACGGCGGCAAAGGTTCTGGCGTTCTGGGCAGTCGTGGAGACGCCGCGAGAGATGTTTGCGGCTTGTGCTGCTTTTGCGCCGCCAGCCACGCGACCGCCCCATCCCATGAAGGGGACGAAGCCGCCGAGCATCTGGCCGGCGAAGAAGGCACCTCCGTTTTCTTCGGAGGCTGCGTCGAGGATCGCGCGGTTCTCTGCGAGAGCCGTGTCATAATCTTTGCCGAGGAAAAGCCAATCGGCCCCGGCTCCGAGTTCGTCGAGAAATCCGAACGTGACGGTGTCCGCCAAGCCCATTGCCCACGAACCGGCTGCATCAGCTTTACGGTCGGTGATGTCGACCTTCCGGCGGACCTCCGATGAGGGGATGGTTCGGGTCTCGGCACGAGCCGGAGCAGGAGCGGCGGCCCCGTAATCCGGTTGCCAATCGTCGAATGTGTAATCGCTCATCAGAGGTCCTTTGGTTTTATCGGAGGGAGTTGGAGGCGTCAGCGGTGGGAGCCCGGAAGCTGCGCACCATCCAGTTTTGCAGCTCGCTCTGGGTGTCTGCCCAATTCGGGGCTTCACCCGATGCTGCGTCGGTGAGGGCTTCGAGCGACAGGCGACCGAGTTGTGCCTCGGCCATCTTCGCCGCTTCTTCGCGGGTCACTCGTTGCACCTTCCCTTGCGGGTCCACGTATTCGAGACGTGTTCCGGGAGGCAGCTTCGACCCGAGAACTTCGGCCGTCCGCTTGACGTTGCGCTGGTAGGTTTGGACCGCAGGCGTGGAGAGGTTGAGGTTCTCCATCCCTTCGGCCAAGCGTCCCGCCTGAATGGCAGTTTCCGCCCGGACAATCGGGTCTTCGATCAGGTGCAAGCTGCCCATGACCGAGGTGATGATGTTCCGAGGGTCTCCGCCCTTGCTGAAATAATCGAAGGCTGCGACCCCAATGACGGAGCGCGCTGTCCGTTCGATACGCTGTTGCTCGGCTGCTTCTGCCCGGTCAGCTTGGGACTGACGGTAGGCTTCTTCGCCGCGCTCGTGCGCCTGCAGGCTCTCGAACCACTTGGCCGCTTCGACGTCTGACAAACGCCCCTCTCGGTGCGCCTTGGTGATGTCGATGCGGGTCAGGGGCGGCCCGTTGCCGATCAGCCGGAGAGCAAAGGCTCCCGAGGTTTCCGTGGAAATCCTCGCGCGCTCCTCGTCCTCGAAAGCGTCCCAACGCTTCACCAGCGCCTCACGCTGTTGCAGGAGGAGCTGACGTTGTTCGGCATTGGCCGCAAAGCGACCTTCGAGTTCCGGGATGAGCTGCGCCGTCGGGTCCATCGCACGATCCCGCACCGACCGGGGGAGCCCGTTCGGAGTGTAGGAAGGATCGCCGGGAGGAACCGCGGCAGGCGTCGAGCCGGGTTCTGCACCCATCTTCCGCTCTGCCCATGCAACGAGCTGGCCCGCATTGCGGACCCCGCTGAACACGGAGCTGTTCGCACGACGCGAGGACCGAGACACGAGGTCGCCAATGTTGGCGTTCGGGTCGGCCTTGAGGACCTTGAGAGCGTCGCCTTCGCCGAGGAAGTGCATCAGATAGACGGTGGCGTCATTGACGGCCACGCCGTTCTTCTGGAGCTTCTCGACGTTCTGCCGGGTGAAGGTCTCCATGACCTTGTCCTGCGTGGCTCCGTCCGCGCGCTTGGCGAGGATTTGAGCCTCACTCTCCCCGGTGTCCCCGAAGGTCTGCCGGTAGCTCTGGAGCCAAGTCCCCTTGAGGAACTGGTAGCGCCCGTAGGCCGAGCTGGTCGCGGCTGCTGCGGTGTCGTTGCCGCTGCTCTCCGCGCTCCGGTTGCGGCCCATGTAGTTGCCAATGTCGAAGTCCGCAGGAGCCGGCTGTGCGGCACCTTCGGGGACACTTGCGACACTGGACGGGCCGGGATCGAACGAGACGATCCCCGAGCGTTCCTCGGGAGGCAGTGAGGCTTCGGCAAGGCCGAGAGCTTGGTCGAGGAGGGCAACGCCTTCCTGATGTCGACCCTGACGCTCCAGCTCGCCCGTGATGGACGTGACCGTGTTCAGGTAGGCGGCCGTCACTTGCTCCTGCGGAACCGATGGGGGAACCCGGTCGATCAGCTCGGCAATGTTGACAGGTTCGCCAGAGAGCACTCGGTTGCGCACCGAGGTCTGGAACAGGTTGAGGGCTTCGCCTTCAAAGCGAGCGGTGATGCGCTGGCCGGCGGCTGCGAGTAGGACAGGGCGGGATTTCTGAACCTGACCGAGGGCAAGCAGATAGCCGTCCTTGTGGCCCATGTCGATGACTTCGCCGGTTTCCGGGTCCTTCACGAACGAGCCAAAGTATTCCTTTTCAATCCATTCGGCAGCACTCTTGAGACGACCTTCGAGGGTCGGCTCCTGCTGCTGTTCGAGGAACTCTTGGAACTCCAAGTCCTTTGCGGTCTTGTGCTCGAACCAACGGGTCTCCGTCTGGGCCATGCCAAGACCCCGGCGGTAGGCTTCGGAGCGACCCATGCGTTCTTCGCTGGTCGAGCCGGTCATGTGGTCGAGGAGAGCCTGTTCGTAGTTGTCTTCCTCCTCAATCGCGAACTTCGCCTGTGCGGTTCGCTGTGCGTTGCCGAGGCCATCCTCCAGCATCCCGAGGGATCGTAGGATGCCTTCTGCTCCGCCGGAGCCGCGACGGGCTGTCCGCATATCGCCGAAGGTTTGGAGTTGGTTCTGCCGAGGATCGACCTCGGGGAGGATGCCCTGCCGCCGGTCGACCTTCCGGTCGCCGCGGAGGACCCGCGCTTCGTTTCTTGAAAGGTCGCGGTTTGGCATTAACCTGCTCCTGCGTTCTGGCTTGCTTGGGCCTTGTTGATCTTGGCGCCGTTGATGCCGGACCAAGCGTTGAGGCCCGCGCCTGCGAGCTGAAGACCGGCGCCCACGGCGTTGACGTTCTGAACTTGCGAGAACATCGAGTTGGCTTCCGCCACGTTGGCGGCGACACGGCTCTCTTGGTTGGCGATGGAGCGGTCGTTCGACATCTCCGCCTGCATGGCGCTATCCATCAGTAGGGTGTCGACGGAGCCCGTCAGGGCAAGGCCAGCTTCGCCAGCGGCAGCGCGGACGCGCCCCTGCTCACGGCGGGAGGCCCGCATGGTGTCGAAGATTTCGGTGGAAGCCTTGCGACGGGCTTCCTCGTTCGTAAACTCAAGCTGCTGGTGGATGGCCCTGTTCTGGGCCTTCGCCGCTTGGCTTTGAGCAATTAGGCTGTAGCCGGTAGAGGCCACCGCCGTAACGCCTGCGGCGATGGCAAGGCTTACGGGTTCACACATGGATAGACCTCGCGAATGTGTAGAAGGCACGGCGTTCTCGGCCGTGGAAGGGGTGGAGGGAAACAAGCCGGAAGCCGGTCCATTTGAGCCAGCGCATCGAGACCTCGTTTCTCGCGTCGATGTAATTCCAGAGGAGGTCGTAATCGGCCTGCATCTCATCCATGTAGCGGCGAGAGTGGCGAGCGATTGACAGGGCCTCGTCTTCGATGCCGTCGGTGCCAAGCATCCACGCTGCACCCATGCGGGGTAGGGCGAGCGGGGCGGCTCCGAATACGGCGATGGGTTCCCCGGTCTTGTCCGAGGTGATGACCCAACCGTGAGACGAGATGCTCACAGATCGGGGGAGAATGTCGTGGATAGGGATTGCCGAGGAGGCGCGAACCTCCTCGACATCCTGTTTCCGCATATTGGCTGCGATGCGGTCAAGCCACGGCCCCACGGTCTCCCAAGGGGTCTCACGCAGGTCGTGGACTGTTATCGTCATCGCAATGCTCTGTGCTGGAAGAAGCCCTCCCATTCCGCCGACACGAAGGTCGAGGCGACGTGTGTGTCGTTCGTCAGGGCCACGGTGCATTGCGCCGCGTCCCCGAAGACTTGGAAGGAGAACTTGCCGGTGTGATAGGCGGGCCGTCCAAGCTCCAGCTCCGCAGAGCCAACGACCATGCCGTCGAACGCTGCGAGTTTGGAAGGAACGACCTCGGTGATGGAGGGATCGGTCAGAGCCCCGTAAGGCGAGACCTCGGCTCGGAAGAAGCCGGTGCCCACATAGTTGACCGTGAAGGTCCGAAGGGTCAGTCGGCCCGTCGAGAGCGGTCGGTTCTGATAGTCCAGCGGGAATTGCCGCGAGAACTGGAACCGCATCTCATAAGCCTCGCCCGCCGTGATGGTCTCGGCAATCTGACCGGGGACCCGAACGGTCGTGGGGTTCAGCCACTCGTATCCTGCGGTGTTCACCAGAGCGCCTCCGACAGATGACGCCTTGCCTCGAAGGAGACGGGCGGAGCTCTGTTGGGGAGCGTAGGGGAACGTGAAGGTCGTCTTGTCCGCCGAGGAGACGTAGGTCCCGGTGAGGGCGACACGTCGGTCCAGATAGGTCTGCTCGTCCTGCTCTGCTGGCTTGGCTTCCTCTGCGAGGTTCATGCGTTCAAGCCGGAGGTTTCCACCGTAACGCACGAGAAGGTAGAGATAACCGGCCAGATAGGTCCCAGAGACGACATCACCCGAGAAGCGCCAGCGGCGCCAAGCGGAGATGACCTTCTCGTTCCCGTTCCAGTAGAACTGATAACAGAAGACGTCCCGGCCGCCGGTCAAGGCAAACAGGGCTTTCATGTTCGGAGCCGCGATGAGATGCTCGATGTCCTCGGGGATGAAGTCGGGGACGTGGGCGGTGATTTCAGCCGCCGACAGGCCCTCGCTTCCCGCGAGACGGGTGTATTCCCAGATGACCGAATAGCCGTTCTGGTTCCCCGCGTAATAGACCTCGGAACCGATGGAGACCGGGCGGACCTTGAGGTTCACCTCGTAGCGCGTGACGGGGTCGATTGCGACCGAGCTAGGCGTCAGGCCGTCCTCGCCGTTCGTGATGCTGAACTGGACTTGGTCCGCGAACGCCATGATCCCGTCGTTGAAGGGCAGGGCGTAGTTCAACAGGGCGACGTTGGAGGTGGTGACAGCTACGTCGACGACGTCAGATGCGACTGCGTCGAGGACGGTATTGCGCCAGAAGTTGCCGAAGTCGCCCGCGCACGAGAACACGACGTTCTCATCGACCAGCAGGCCGAGGCGGTTCTGGTAGAAGAACACGTCCCGGATGGATCGGCCAATGAAGGTCGGCTCCGGGTTGGTATCAAGACTACCGACACGGCGCGGTGCCCACGAGAAGGGAGCGAACGTGAATGTCCCGTCCCCCTCGCGCACCAGCGCAAACGGCATGGTGTTCTGGTCGAGGTGGTTACGAAGGCCGTTCGGGACGGTCTCCTCCCACACTGCTCCCACGCGCCGCACGTAGAACGTGGTGAAGCCCGTATCGACTGATCCAGTGACCTTGTAGATCGAACCATTTGGGGCGTCTGCGGGGAGCTTCTCAACGCTCGTGACTTCGCCGGAGAACGTGCCGGGGCCTTTGTTCGCGAGATACGTTGCGACCGAACCGGCGAGGACGTCGAACGCGAAGCCGCTGCCAGTGAGGCCGCCAGAGCTCCGTGGGAGCCAGCGGGAGGCTTCGCTGTCGACCTGTGTTGCGTCCACGGTTGGGGACATCAGACAGGTCTTCTCGGTGTTCACAATGAAGGTGTAATCGGCGACCGTCACTGCCCGGAACTTTCCGCCAGCCAGATAGGCGAACCCGCCGGGACCATTAACGGTCTTTGCGGAACCGTCGGAGCTGTCGAAGACACGTAGGACGCCGCCGTCGATGACGACGATGTAACGCTCGGTCACGTCCCGGTTGATGTGGTGGATAAAGGCGTTCTCGGAGAAGGCTCCGAGGTCTGCCAAGTCCTCCGTCGGGGGCCGCTTGCCGACACCCTTTGAAAGGATGCCGTGGGTGTTCAGCTCGTCCTCGTTCTGATCCGAGGATCGGAGGATGGCCGGCTGGCGGCTCACGCCGTTGTGGATGGCGGATAGGACCCGCTGCCGTAGGCTCATCAGTAACTCCGGTTGTTGATGCGGGATGCCATTGAGGCGTTGCCCCGGAACAAGTTGGTCTTGCGGGTCCGACGCTCCTCACGCTGCAGGAGAACCCACGCGCGGATTTCGTCGTCCTCCTCGAAGCGGTCGAGGATTTGCGAGCCGATGAACTTGCTCTGGAACCGGCGGCCTGCCGAGATAGCGATGTAGCTCCGAGCGGCCTCTGGGAGGTCCTCGAAGGTGAAGCCCCACACAACCTCCACCTCGACCGGCGTGGTGAACTCAAAGGCTCCGGCGGTGCGGTTGTAGAGACGCATGACGCCGCCGGGGTGGCGGCGCTGAACCAGCTCGATTGTCGGGTTCGTGCTTTCAATCCCAAGGGCGTTCGAGGGGATCGCAATGAGCCCGTCGATGTCTGGGTTGAGCGTGTATTTGTCGTCCGTGTTGAACGCGAAGCCATGCAGGAGAACCTTGCGGGTCTGGGAGGCTAGGCGCTGCTTGGCGATGTTGACGTCGGAGATGCCGGTGACGGCAAGGGTGTTGACCGGGGCTTGCCCGATGCTCGCCAACATCTCGTTGACTGCTTCGAGCTCCGTCGTCGGGGTGATGTCGGGCATTGGGGAAACTCCGGGAGATGAAAAAATGGGCCCCACCTCCCAGAGGAGATGAGGCCCAAAGCCTATTAGGCCGGGATGGCGCCAGTGCGGAGCTCGACCGCGCACTTGGTGCGCAGCGGGTCCGTGCCGACCATCATCCGCGAGAGAAGCAGGGTGCCCTGCTTCTCGGGCTGGTCGACGATCTGGAACGACGGGCGCTGCACGAGAGCCGAGCAGGCCGCCATCGGGGTCCAGACAACGCCACGGGTCGTGCCGAACTTGGCGCGATACTTCGCCGGGATGTTGGCGTTCGCGCTGTCGTCAGCACCGAACACGCCAGCGGCAATGTTCGACTTGTGGACGTTGATGTCGTCGATGGTGGTGAGCGTCATCGACTTGACGCTGGCGGTGCCGCCGTTGGTGTCCCGGTTCAGGTTCTTATCGCTGCGAGCGATACGATACCACTGTGCGGGAGCCAGCAAGGCGTGGACCGGCTGCGAGTGGATGGGAACGTCCTTGACGTCCATCACTTCCTTCGCCTGCGAGATACCGTCGATCAGGATGTTTGCATCCGCATCGAAGCCGGCGTTCTGCAGCGCACCGCCGCCTTGGTCGCCAGCGAACAGCGCGGGGCCGCGAGCCGACAACAGCAGGGTGCGAAGGATGTTCGAGTCGTAGTGCTCCGCGAGGAAGCGACCAAGCTCGGTCGTGTAGGGCTGGCGAACGTCAAAGTGGTTCAGCAGCTCGTCGATGTCCGCGATGAACACGCTCGACACCAGCTTATCGTCAGGGCTGACGATGATTTCGGTGTGCGGGATCGTGTCTCCGGTGATTTCGGTGCCGGGGGTGTGGTAGCCGCCGGTCGCCTTCCAGATCGCCGGGAAGCGGAACTCTTTGCCCTTCGACAGGGTCTTCGACTGATGCTTGTCCATCAGCATCGTGTTCTTCTGGAAGGCCGTGATGACCTCGCCGCCGAACAGGGCCAGCATCAGAGCGTTTACGTCTGCGCCGCCATTTGCGTCCAAACCGGGGCGGTTCGGAGTGCTATCTGCCATGATATTCCTTAG